TCTCTTTACAGGTGAAGAACTTAGTGAAGACTTCAAGGAAAAGGCTTCTACTATCTTTGAAGCGGCCATTAACGAGAAGGCCTCTGAAGTTGAAGCCGAGCTTCACGAGCAGTTCGAAGCCACTATGGCCGAAGCTGTTGAAGATCTTCAGAAGGAAGTCACCGAGCGTTTAGACGACTACCTTGGATATGTTGTTGAAGAATGGATGAAGGAAAACGAACTTGCAGTAGAGTCGGGAATTAGAACCGAAGTTGCTGAAGGTTTCATTCATGGACTGAAAGAACTTTTCGAAAGTTCTTACATTGATGTACCAGAAGAACAGTATGATCTAGTTGATGGTCTTGCAACTGAAGTTGAAGATCTTCGAGACAAACTTGATCTTGCAGTTAATGAAAACATCGAAACAAGCAAAGAGAAAGCATTAGCAGAATGCGCTCTTGTTTTCGAAGAAGAAACAGAAGGTATGCTTGAAACTGACGTTGATCGTCTTAGAACTCTTGCCGAAGGCCTTGAGTTTGAAACTGTCGATCAGTTTAAAGAAAAGCTAAACATTCTCAAAGAATCATATTCTGAAACTACATCAAACACAGTCACAGAAGAAGATATCACTACTCCAGATCAGGGCGTTGAACAAAGCGTAAGTCCTATCATGGAACATTATACTCGCGCACTCAGAAACCCCTTAAAGTAACAAAATAAAATTAAGAATTTATATTTCTTAAAAGGAGAAATACAATGGACTCTAACTTAGGTTCAACCGAAATGCTTCAAGAAAAGTGGGCGCCCGTGCTTAATCACACGGACATGGCTCCCATTACTGATCCATATAAAAAGTCAGTCACCGCTGTCATCCTTGAGAACCAAGAAAAGGCTCTCAGAGAAGAACGTGGTATGCTCAACGAAACCCCTGCCAACGCCGTTGGTGATGGACTTGGACTCGCTGCCGGAAACAATAACGCTAACATGCAGGGATTTGATCCAATTCTAATCTCTCTCGTTCGTCGTGCATTACCAAACCTCATGGCATACGATGTCTGTGGTGTTCAGCCAATGACTGGACCTACTGGACTTATCTTTGCTATGCGTGCTAAGTACACCTCACAGGGTGGAGACGAAGCTCTATTCGACGAAGCTCGTAACCACGCTGGTTCAGGTGCTTCTGGCGCTAACGTCGACCTCGGTCAGGTTGTTAAAGGTAACTTCGACGGTGGTGTCGGCTCATTCGCCGACCCCCTCGCAGGATTTGCTGGATTCACCCGCTCTACTGCTGAAGCTCTAACCAACACTGGTGAAAACACCTTCCCAGAAATGGCGTTCAGCATTGAGCGTACCGCTGTCGAAGCTAAGACTCGCGCCCTCAAGGCAGAGTACACAACTGAGCTTGCTCAGGACCTCAAGGCTGTCCACGGACTCGACGCAGAATCAGAACTCGCAAACATTCTTTCGAGTGAAATTCTTGCTGAAATCAACCGTGAAGTCATGAGAACTATCTACCGTACCGCTAAACTTGGCGCACAGCAGCTTGACCTCTTTGGTCGTCAAGCTGGCGTAGCTAACTCTGGTGTTTCTGGTGCTGGTGCAACTGCTACCAACCCACTAGTTACGGGTGGAACCATCGGTGTTGGTGGTGTCTACGACATCGCTAGAGATGCTGACGGACGATGGAGCGCAGAACGTTTCCGTGGTCTAATGTTCCAGATTGAGCGTGAATGCAACAAGATTGCTAAGGACACTCGTCGTGGTAAGGGTAACTTCATCATCTGTTCGTCAGATGTTGCAAGCGCACTTGCAATGGGTGGATTCCTTAACATCTCGCCTGCAATCAACCAGAGCCTAAACGTTGACGACACTGGTAACACCTTTGCTGGTACACTCAACGGTAAGATCAAGGTTTACATTGATCCTTACGCTGGACCTGGTACTGCTCATACCGCAGCAACTGATGCTGGACGCGACTTCTGTTGTGTCGGATATAAGGGATCGAGCGCATATGACGCTGGACTCTTCTACTGCCCATACGTTCCACTCCAGATGGTACGTGCGGTTGGTGAGAACACCTTCCAGCCTAAGATCGGGTTCAAGACTCGCTATGGCTTAGTCAACAACCCATTCGTTAGTATTAATAGTGGAAGCTCGGATCCTGCGGCTGCCGCAAACCTCCGCCACAACCAGTACTACCGAATCTTCCGTATAGACAACCTACACGGTATCGGACAGACCTCTAATGGTGCAGTCGTAGTCTAATAGTCTGGATAGTAACAACCAATGAAAGCAGGGGAGTCTTCGGACTCCCCTGTTTTTTCATATACATACGTTAGGAGATTGTTATGCCAGATTATATTAGTGGTTTGTCTCAGATCAAATCAAGCAAATTAGATCAACAACCAACAAACACAAACCCATTAACGGTAACTGAATTTAAGTTTACCATGCAACGGATTCCCACCGTTACATATTTCTGTCAGTCTGCCAACATACCATCAGTTTCATTGTCTCCGATAGATCAAACCACATTCTTTGCTCCAGTCAGGCACCCATCAGCATTTAGATTTGATGATCTGTCTATATCATTCGTTGTCGATGAAGAAATGAAAAACTGGCTTGAAATTTACAACTGGATGAGATCCGCATCGAACGCAGAAGATTTTAAAGATTTTGAAACTCCAGAACAGCACCTTTCTGATGCCACTCTCATTGTAACAAATAGTGCAATGCGTGGCAAACTTGTGATTAGTTTCCGAGACTGTTTCCCTAGTTCACTTTCAGGAATTGATTTCAATAGTGCAGTGACTGATCCAGAACCAATTACTGCCACGACAAACTTCTCATATAGCACATACACAATCGAACGTATTGACACTTGACTGCCTCATAATATCGTGATATACTTTTAGTTGGAGGTCATAATGAATCTAAATGATTTAAAGGCTATGGTTACAGATGATATCGTGATGGATGATACCGAGTTGGACATCGAATCACTCAAGACACCACAGCTTCATAACAAATATCTCAATTACTACCACGACGAAAAGTTAATTCTTGTCAAACAAGACGAAGAATATAAACGTCTCTATCGTTTGAAATGGGAATACTACACAGGAAAGTTGGATCAGGACACTCTGAATAAACTGGAGTGGGAACCGTTTCAACTAAACATTCTAAAAGCCGACATAGACAAGTACTTGAATTCTGATGAAGATCTTTCTCTTATCAGACTCCGTTTATCATACACCAAAGAAAAGGTAGACTATCTGGAGTCTGTGATAAAGATTATAGCAAACCGTCAATGGAATATTAGAAGTGCCATCGACTGGAGAAAATTTCTTAATGGAGTCTAGTACAGACATCATCCATGCGGCATATCTAAAGCATTGTTATGTACACGCGCTATCAAAATGCACGGACACAAAGACACAATGTTCATCCATTTTATTAAATCCAGGTCATGGTATACTAATAGCTGTTCCATCTTTAAATGAGAACGATTGGTATAAAGTTACATCAACGCAAAATCTTGCGTACAAAGCAGCAGAACGCGGTATGACGACGTTCAACCTCACTATTTACTCCCCCCTATGTCCAACCCCATCTGACGCAATTGCGATAAGAGAAATGGGTATATCAACCGTAATTTTCCATAAAGAATTTATGGATAAATACAATAGGAACTGGGAAATGAAGTACCAGATACCACTTGAGTTTTTATCCCAAAATAATGTGAAGCTGATATCATGGTCGGGACAAGTTTCAAAAAAGAAGTTAGGCGTTTTGGTACAAGGAAACTCCTTCGATCCATAAGGCTTAAATCTCTAATACATAAGGTCATGAGTGATCTTTATATTACAAAAGAAAACAGCGTCAATATACATGTTGCCTGTGAACGAGATTTAGCAAAAGAACTATCTGAATACTTTACCTTCAAGGTGCCTGGACATAAGTTCATGCCGTCCTATCGTAAAAAGAACTGGGATGGTACTATAAAATTATATAACATCTATAGTCAGAACTTATATGCTGGACTAATTCCATATGTTAAGAAGTTTGCAAACGACAGGGGTTACTCTTTAGAGATAGAGGAAAGTCTTAAGCCATCAGGAACTGAATTGAGTCACGATCAACTGAAGAAGTGGATCAATGAAAAATTAAACATCCAAGCTGCTGGTAAAAAAATCGAGGTATATGATCACCAGTTAAATGCAATTCAACATGCCATAAGAAACGATAGATGTCTTCTTCTCTCACCCACGGGATCTGGTAAATCTCTGATTATATATTGCTTACTTCGATATCTTCAGGGCTTGATACCTAAAGAGAAGAAGATTCTTATTGTTGTTCCTACCACATCTTTGGTCACACAGATGTACAATGACTTCAAAGATTATTCATGTAAGGATAAGTCGTGGGATGTTCAACGAAACTGTCACAAGATATTTGGTGGTCAGGAAAAACAGACAAATAACCAAATCGTGATATCTACATGGCAAAGTATTTACAAATTACCCATCGATTACTTTGATCAGTTCGATGTGGTTTTTGGTGATGAGTGTCATCTGTTTAAAGCAAAGTCTCTCACCCAGTTAATGACGAAACTAAAAAACTGCCCATACCGAATAGGCACAACAGGAACATTGGACGGAACACTTACTCACAAATTAGTGATTGAAGGTCTATTCGGTTCGGTGTATAATGTGACCTCAACGAAAGATCTTATCGATAAAGATCTCCTGTCTAAACTGAAAATAGACTGCCTTCTTCTTTCACATGGAAGACCAGAACGTGAAGCGATGAAGAAGGCAAAGTATCAGGATGAAATGGACTTCCTTGTGTCGAACGAAAAGAGAAACAAGTTCATAGAAAATCTTGCGAATAAACTAGAGGGCAACACGTTAGTATTGTTTCAGTATGTGGAAAAGCACGGCAAGAAACTATATGAACAGATACAAAAGTCAGCAAAGGATCGACAGGTGTTCTTTGTTTACGGGGAGACTGATGTGGAAATACGGGAAAGTGTTCGTCAAATAGCAGAGGATATAAACAACGCTATCATAGTAGCGTCATATGGAACGTTCTCTACTGGAGTTTCTATAAGAAGACTACATAATATTATATTCGCCTCCCCTTCAAAGTCTCGTGTGAGAGTTCTACAGTCCCTTGGTAGGCAATTAAGAAAATCAGAACACAAAGATTATGCAAAGTTGTATGATATCGGAGACGATATCTCGTGGAAAAGCTACAAGAACCACACCCTTCGACATTTCCTTGAAAGAATAAAGATATATAAGTCAGAGGGTTTTAGTTTTTCACCACATAATATTCAGTTATAGGAGAATTATGTCGTATAGAATTTTAAAGCTACGAAGCGGCGAGTCTGTTATCGCTACTGTTCTTGATTCTAAGAACAACCAAGTAACTATTGAAAATCCTATGATCATGCAAGTCATGTCTGTGCCTGATCCTTTCCTCAAGTTCAAGCGTGAGATTCTCACCATGAGTAATTGGCTTGAATATTCTAAAACTAAAAAGGTTACGATCCCAGAAGATTGGATCGCTCTGTGTCTTACTCCAGATGCTCAAACAACGAAGCTGTATATTGCAGAAGTGAATCAACCCGATGTTACCAAGGAAGATATGGCAAAGGAACAGAGAATGCGGGAGGACATTATGAAACAAGCAGAAGAGAATCTTAGAGATCTGGAAGATGAAATAGAAAGTCATCTTTCTGATATGGATATGCCTGACATTCCAAGTTCACCACCACCGCCACCTTCTTCTGTATTCATGTCCTTCTCCATGAATCATGATATGTTCAAAAAAATGATCGAGGATGGCTTGCTTGATCATGATATGGATGATGATTTTGAAAATGGTGAAATAGAAGAACCAGAAACTCTAGACAGAGATGAAGACAAACATAGATCTGGTTCTGAAGACGACTTCGGTAATGAGTGGGTTGACTGGTCTCCGGACCTTAGAGACTACTTATAGTTTCCCTTTTTCCCGTTGACACGGGTAGTTTAACCTACCTACAGAATTTGTCAAGGGAAAAATCGATAAAATGCTTTACAAAATGAAAAAAGATGTTATACTATTGATATGAAAAAGAAACGATCTAAAAAAATAACAGAACACTACGTTGACAATGAAACGTTCTTCATTGCAATGTGTGAGTGGAAAGAGCTTGTCATCGAAGCAGTTGAGTCAGATGAAAAGCGTCCTCCCATCAGTGAGTACATCGGG